CAGCACCTTCTAGGACGTATTTAAACACTTTGTCATACTAAAGACCGGCGAGGGCCGGACTGAGCGACGCGAGATGATATCAAACTTAAGACGGCTACAGATTGGGAGACTTTCCCAGCTTAACGCCTGTTCGCTCATATTGCAAAGTCGGCGGGGATTCTTTTCCCTTTTCCTTAACCATACTTTGAGGGAACTCCAACAATACACAGCTTCTTATTGTAAACCCTTTGCAAACATCAATCGGTTTAAGAACCCGATGACAACTGATTAAAGTTAGGCGGGACTTAACAGAAACCCGTTAAGCTCATTAAGATGATTTAGTATCTTATTTAGCGGTATTATATAAATAAAGATACAAAGCGAACTATGTCTAAACAATCTAGAATAGAACCTTTCGAATGAATGAGTTAAATTGATATATTTGGTTTGTCTGAATGATTTAATTAACTGATTCAGTTTGTTTAGATTATCAGGATTAAATGGGTTATATTCGTTTATTCTTTTCTTGAACAGGTTCAAGAATTCCCTTTTTAATCCAGGGCTTGAGCTATGTCTAAACAGGAAGTTAAAGTGAGCTTCAGATATTATCTAAAGGCTTCTGATTTTAGATAAATCTAAAGTTAAAGTGAGCTTGAGATATGGGTAGCCCCGCTGTAGGGTATTGTGGATAATTAGGATAGGGGGCTTTTATGAGAAATTCTCCCAAATACGACTACAATGCAGATTTGCCAGTTATACCCGAAACTATAGAAACCTCATATAACCCACTAATTTTAGTATATATGCCCGAAAGGGAATAGGGGGGAGGAGGCCCTACAGGGGCCGACGACACCTTTTACTTGTAAGCCCGACCTAGCCCTTGCAAGTACGCCTTTACCAGGATTCCTGGGGGGGTCCAGAACATACCGGAAATGCCGGACAATTTAAAGGGATAGGGGGGCAGCCCCCTCCCGACGTTTTCAATCAAAAAATGGAGGAACACAATGGACATTGAGAAAGAGCTACAGGAACACATTTCCCGCATGGGGGATGTAAACAAGCAGTTGATGGAAATTCAGAAGAAAATAGGGACTTTGCAGGAAGAAGGGAAGGCCATCTATAATAAGGGCTTGGAACTGAAAGGGGCCATTGATGCCCTGGTAGGCCTCCAGATGAAAGAGAAGGCAGCTTTAGAGAACTCGGCCACGGCGAAGCTGACCCTCCCCGTCGGCTGTAAACCCGTTATTGCGGAAAAGCCGGAAGCCCCCGCTACTCCCTCCGTTGTAACATCGGAAGGCACTATCCCCCCGTTGGAGGTGGTGTAATGTCAGGAACCGTTCTTGGAACAGATCAGATCAACAAAATCAACGCTTTGTATGGCCAGCTGTATGCCCACGTGAAGGCGACACTAGGTGCCACCTCCACCCCATTCGAGAAGATGAGGGCGTACCTTGCCGTTGAGTATTTGAACACAACTGAATTAGCAGCCATTTTTGAGCAGCTGCCGTTTATTTCTCCCGCAGAGAAACGCGCGCTCGTTAGAGCCGCGATTGATGATGTCAGGCTTGGGACCGAAGTAGAGGCTACACCTGCCCCCGTCACGGATAATGCTGGGGTCGTGAAAACGGATGCGCCGGAAGCCCCTCAGCGGTATTCCCCGCCCCCGTTCAAATTGAACGTGGTTACGACATTTGACCATAAAGTGGTTTAAGATGCCTAAAGGAATGAAGGGATTTCAGCCTGGGAGGAAGAAGACCGGAGGTAAAGAGAAAGGGGAGCTAAAGATAGCCGACCTTACACACGGTTTTAAGGACCGGCTCAGACGTTACGGCTTCAACTTTGACAAGGAGCTGGCCAAGGCTCTGAAATTGATGTGCGCCGGAAAACCGGCAAACCAATACTCAGAACTGCGGGCCTTGCTTCCTTATACTTACCCGAAGCTGAAAGAGATCGAACCCCCGACGTTGGATGTACGGGATGAACCTGAAGCTGCAATAAGCACGAAAGATTTACTGGAGGCTTTGAACAAGAATGAAAGAAAAGATCCCACAGCCGGACCAAGCAGCCCAGGCCCAAGCGAACTACCTCCTGTGGAAACGGGGAGTATTAGCCCATCTGATGCGACCTGTTCAACAAGAGATTTATCAGACCTGGCTCAAATCGAAGGAGAAAACGCATAAGTTTGTTTGCGTGGCTTCTCGTCGTTTAGGGAAGAGTACCCTCGGTTTTATGATTTGCCTCGAAGAGGCCATCAAAGTCCCAGGTGCGAACATCCTGTTCGTTGTTCCGGTTTTAAAGAACATTGATCGCTATGTGTCGGAAATAGCGAGAGACATATTGGCCAGTTGTCCAGAAAATTTAAGGCCAGAATATCTTCCGATGAAGAATATTTACAAATTTGCAAATGGTTCCCAGATTTTTTGTGTGGGATCGTCGAATCAGTCTTATGAAAATTTGCGTGGATCACGCATCAACCTCGCTGTTATCGACGAAGCTCAACGCAATGATGATCTGGAAATTATTATCGATGAAGTCGTAATCCCTAGCCTAATGGATTCAGACGGATACATGCTGATTTACGGCACAGTTCCGAGACAGCCTAATCATCCATTTGTGCGCCGTTATGTTAGGGAAGCAAAAATAAGCAAGGCTTATGCCGAATTCGACATATACCATGCTGGCTATCCGCCGGAACGCATTGAAGCTTTTCGTGCGGAAGTTTCTAAAGAAGCATTTGAGCGCGAGTTTGAATGTAAGTTTAACGCTGATAAGCGGTTTAATGTCACTCCGAACTTTAAGTCAGATTATGTTAAACGGGTAGAAGATCCTTCCTACCTTCCGTCATTGGTATCCTATGTTTCTATGGATATCGGTGGTGCGCTCGACAATACACACATCCCTTTCGCGTATTTTGATGATGTCACTAAAAAGTTAGTGGTAAAGACAGAAGCAGTATGGGCTTCTCAAGAGAGCCGTGTTAATAAGATAGCTGAAGCTATAAAAGATAAAGAACGCTTGCTCTCGAAGAGAATCCGACGCGTCTGCGATACCAATAATTTTATTTTGGTGAAGGAGTTACAGGAAAAACATAAACTTGTTTTTGATCCTGTACAGAAGGGGCCAGGTAGTTTAGAAGCCATGCTAGAAATTCTAAACATCTGGATCGAGCATGATAAGATTTTGATAGATCCGTCTTGCAAAGTTCTTATCCACGAACTGAAGTTTGGAAGCTGGAATAAAACACGAACAGATCTCGATCGTAGAGATGGAAGCCACTGTGACGGAATTATAGCTTTGGCTTACATGCTTACCATTGTTAATGAGAAACATAAAATTAATCAGGCGGCAGATGAGGCAGATGCCAAATTTATTCCGCCAGAAAAAGATCCACTGAATTTAAAAGAGAAAAAAACTGTCGTTACGCCGGAACGAGCTTTTGATGAAAGCTTCGAGTTCAAGGACGTAACCTCAACTATTTGGAATAAGGATATTTAAAATGGAAGATAAAGTGCAAGATCCGTTACAGGAACTAACCGATCAAGCTGGAGGGAATGATCTCGATCAGATCGGTGGACCAATCGATATTAGTTGTCCCGAAATGAAAGATGCCGCCAATCCCGATAAGGATGTGATTAAGGCATATAGGTTTCAAATAGAAAAAAGTATTGTTGATACTCTGTCCAACGAGATTGTTAAACGGGAAGCATGGCGGAGACTCTACGAGGTGCTATGGTGGAATATTTACAGTTTATACATGTGTGGGAACAGGACGACAACGACTCCAACTCGCTCCAAGATTTTTATACCAATTGCATTTCAGTTGATCGAGATTGCGACACCGAAACTCATTTCATTTCTTTCAAGTAACGACAATATTTTTGATGTAGAACCGGATGACGCGAAAGATCGCCCTATCGCGGATAATATCCAGACCCTTATTTCTGATCAGCTCGTTCAAAATCACTTTAGTGATACCTATGAGAACTTTGTAAAGCAACTTCTTTTATACGGAACTTCCTATCTTTATGTGGACTACAAAGTTAAATGGGATTGGGTATGGGAGAGAGTTCCTCAAACGACAGTTACCGTTGACGAGTTCGGGATTAATAAGACAGATATTACATATGTCAATCAAAAGAACTATAAGATCACCGAACGTCGGCCAAATATAACCTTTCTCGATGTTCTGGACGTATTTCCGCAGCAGGATCATGCTTCGGTAGCGGATCAATATCCAGGCGTTTGTATTCGTCGATTTCTAGACCGAAAAGAATTTGAACGGATGTGTGACGGACCTCAGCCTTATTTTGGAAACAAAGAACTGGCTATGGCGACTGGTACAACCAATAAATTTCAACAGTCCCGCCAGTTTCGAAAGGTCGCTCGCGGTGAAGTCGCTACTCACACACCAACAGATATCGAATTGCTCGAATGGTGGATGAAGTACGACCTGGACGGTGATGGTATTGATGAAGAGTGCCAGATCATCATTGCTAATCGAACCGTGGTTGTTCGCGCAGTTGCCAATCCTTATTATCACCAAAAACGCCCGCTTATCAAAGTTTGCTTCTGTAAAGTTCCTGGTGAGTGGTATGGAATTGGGTTGATCGAGCCGGTAATGTCTCTTATTAATCAACTCACCACCGTTCGTAGACAACGGTTGGATAATATTACGTTAATTTTAAACCGCATGTGGAAAGTTAAGTCCACAGCCGACATTGATCCGACGAAACTAATCGCAACTCCAAATGGTATTATCCTTGTCGATAACATGGATGATATTGCCTCTCTGGAAGTGGTCGATGTCACCCAAAGTTCTTATCAAGATTGTAATCAAATATTAAACGATATCTTCTCCGCGTCGGTTCCTCAAGCGCTCACCGGTTCCATCGATGATATGAAAGGTACTGGATCGATCGGTGTTGGGGCGGTCAGAGCAAATATATCTCAAGCTCTTGAGAAGTTTGCTACGGCTGCAAAAGCGATCGAGGATGAAGGTATCAAACCTGTATTGAGCCTCTGCTACGAACTTGATTTACAATACCTCAATACAGACGAAATTATTCGGGCATTTTACGGTAAACTTTTCCCTGACCCTTCGATTGTTACGCCAGAGATGATCCGAGCGAATGTGTCATTTAGAATGACCGTTCTTTCCGAGATGGTGAATACAGATGTGAAGGTCGCCCAGGGCCAAGCGTTCTACACTCTCGCCAAGGATCAATTTACGCCCGACACTAATCAACGTATTTTACGCCAAATTTGGGGATTAATGGGCAACGACGAAGACGAAATTATGGTTAATGGCGCGATGATAGATACTTCTGGTGGTGCAATACCTATCGGAGCGTTAACCGGTAATGTACCAGCGGTTCCCATGACACCAGCACCAGTCGCACCTTCGGCTGAAGCACCGGCACCTGCCATTGCACCTACAGCGACCGCAAAACAGGGAGCCACAATTCTGAAACAAGCCATGGGTGGTCAAATGGCCCCAACACTTAAAGGCGTGACCCCCGTTCCGAGTCAAACAGGATCAGAGTAATGCCATACGAAATAAAAAAGTCAGGCTCTCAATATGAAGTCGTCAATAAAGATACAGGCAAATCGAAAGGGAAGTCTGTGTCTAAAGAAAAAGCCCTGGCCCACATGCGAGCCTTGTATCATTTTGCTGGGATTAAAGAAGGCTTGAAGAAGTAAACACTTTTGCTTGGAGGCAAATATGTTAAAGAACGAAATTAAGCAGGACGATCGGGGCGTTGACAGGTGTGACCGCAGTATAATGCTTGCCGTCCCAAATGTCACTGGCGACGATTCAAAAGGTTATCACAATATTGAAGCCAAATGTGGGATGCCTATTGTGCAACGAATCTCGGATATGGTAAAGGGCTGTCCTCGATGCGATAAAGAACCACCGGTGGGGAATGTTAATCCGCGCACGACAAACGCAGCGGGCATTAAATTGACCGCCAAGGAATTACAAGAGTGTGGACTCACAGAAGACACATCTCTTAAAGTAAAAGAAACAATTACGGAAACGTTAAAGACGTTCTTTCCTGTGGAGGGTAAAGTGAACGAGGTTAAAAAAGACGTAGTTAGTTTAGAAATACCGTTAGCAGCTTTAGAAACTGCAGACGTGGCTAGGATGTTGATCGAAAAGGTTATTGATGGCCTGGATGTACTGCCAGTTAGTAACTTCAAAGAGAGCCGAAGACTTATGGTTCTTCGGGATAGTCTCTTAAAGTCATTGGAGGCGTAATATGGACTATGGAGCTGAATTAGCGAAGTATCCAGATTTACCAGAGGACGAAAAGCAAGAGTTAGAAAAGCTTTCTAACCTTCAAAAAGATATTGCCGTTGCAGGGAGCGCAGAAGATTTTATTCGCCATCCCTTTTTTAAGACTTTTGAGAATCATATAAACGATGTGATCACCGATACCAAAGGTGAGTTTTTGAAGATCGAGAATTTAGCTGACTTACAGGCTTATAAAGCCAAAGTAACGGCTCTCCAAGAACTCAAACAATGGTTGAATTCGAAAGTTATGGCGGGACGCATCGCAACACAAGCTATTAATATTTACGAGCAAGATACGGCTGAGATGAATGATCAGATTCAAGCCGCTGTTACTAAAAATCAAGCTGAGTAAACCAGTTGGAGGAATTTCCAACGCCAGCCCCACCCTGTGTGGACAAGCTACAAGCAAGGAGATTAAAAATGGACTCACAAGTTAATCCGAATAATGTGCAAGATCGAGCCGACAAGCTCGCAGCGGCTGAGAAAGCTGCTGAAATTCCCGCACCCGTTGTTCCAGTGGTGCCAGTGAAGACAGAAGAACCAGCGAAGGTAGTTGAACCCGCTGCGAAGTCACCTGAGCCAGTTAAACCCGTAGAAAAACACGAAGAACCAGCAAAACAGCCAAATGATCCTGCTGAATTGCGAAAGTGGGCTACAAAAGCGTCCCAAGAAAACGCCGAATTAAAAAATGAGATGAAGTCTCTGAAAGCGGCCATTGAAAAGATGACCAAAAAACCAGTTGATTATAAAGAGCTGGCGAAGAATCCTGAAGCTATCCAGAAGCAGATTGAAATTGAGCGACAAGAAGCTATTGCAGAAATGCAAGTTCAGCTCGAAGAGAAAGCTCTTCTCGCCACCAAGAATGAAACGATGGTTGAGAGAATGAAGCGGGAACAAGACACTACGAATTATCCCGAATGGAAAAGAGTGTTTCCTTTGGTCCAGAACTTAGCTGCAAACACAGATGGACGTATTAACTTCAATAAAGTCCCTGGCGATGTTCTTGATGACCTGTATCAACTCGCGTTACAGTTAAGTCCGGCTGCTGTTGTAACACCTCCGGCTCCAGAAGTGAAGCCAGAAGTGAAACCCACAGAACCAGTTGTTAAGATGTACACTGAAGCCGATCTTGAGGCAGCCAGAAAAGATGCGTTTGCGAAAGCGCAACAGGCGTTGAAAGACGAAGCCAATGGTGCTGGTCTTGGTAGTGCCGGTAAAGGCGGTAGACGGTCCAGTGGAGTTTCTAAGGACGCTCTTAACGAAATGCCGTTAGCTGATCTCAAACGAATGATCTCGCAAGAATAAAGTTTTCAAATGCCCTGGGAGTTACGGAGTGGGGATTCCTGCTCGCTCCCAGGCGCACCCATTTAGTGTATATAAACACCATAATAGTTATGGTGGAAATAGACAGTAAGATTTAACACGAACCCCCATAATTCAAAGTACGGACAAGCTTAAAATGCCCCCGAACTGAAAGACTGGATAAGGATTAGCAGTAATGGTCGAATAAATGTCGGATAAGCAAACGCCCCGACTGAAACATTCCATTATTGAAAGTACCAAAACGAGCAATCGTTTTGAGCTAACCTTAAAGGTAAATTACTATGGCTCTTAATCCAAACTTGACCAGTACCTCTGGTTTGAACGATGCGTCAGCTATTTATTACGACCGCGTTCTTCTAGAGTTCCTTAAATTCCCTCTCTTCTTCCAAGAATCCGCTGAGAAGCGGCCTATGCCAGGCAAAAACGGTACGCAAATTCAGTTCCTACGTCCAGTGACGTTGGCTGTTGCGACCACTCCCATCACTCAGGGTACGAATCCTGACGGTGCGCTGTGGAATACCACGAAAATCTTGGCGACCCCTCTCCAGTACGGAAACTATGTGGCGTTCTCAGATCGTTTGATCCTCGAAGCGTATGATAATATCACCGAAGCTATCCATGAAGTGCTTGGGTACAATGCCGGACTCACGTTCGACACACTCCAGCGCAATCAGATGGCCGGTAATATGACCATCCAATATACGGGTTCCGCGATCACTGAAATCACAACTTCTGTTGCGTGTGCCGCTGTAGACTTCCGTAAAGCTGCGAAAGCTCTCCAATCTCTTGCCGTTCTTCCGTTTGAAGACGGAAGTTTCCACGGCCTCCTGCATCCGGCGACGGCTGCTGACCTCCAAGCTGATAGCACCGCTGGTGGATGGTTGGATGTCAATAAGTACATTTCTATCGACAAGAACCATGAAAAAGTTCTTCGCGGTGAAATTGGAAAACTGTTTAATATTCGCTTCCAAGCTTCCCCAAATATTGCGACTGGTGTCGGTGCTGCTACTGCCGTTACCTATCATAATTGGGTCATCGGAAAACAGGCCGTTGGGTCTGTCGATGTGGCGAATGAAGGTGTGTCAAAGATCGTTCACATGCCAGGTGATGCTGGTGTGGCTGATCCCCTCAACTTGACTGGTAGTATCGGTTACAAATTCTATTCAGTGTTCCCTGTGCTGGATAGCAACCGAGCCATCGAAGTCATTGGGACTTCAGCGTACTAATCCTTCCTAAGTTGTTTTAAAAACCGAGGGCTGCAAAGCTCTCAGGGGTGGATGGTTCTGATGAAGTGACCTCCACACTGGCAAGTTTTCGTCCACCCCTTCTATTTAGGGAATTTTTACACAAGGAGCAATAAAATGTTGATGGTAAATAAACATGATTTAGACCCAAAGTTAAATCTTATGGGGTTAAAACGTGGCGACAAGGTTGAAGTCGAAATCGCTGACGTTAGTCCGATGGGTTTTACGCTTGATCCAAAAACGATTAAGCTTGACGAAATGCGCGATCCTGATGAGATACGCGAGCCACTTATGAAAGCTCCAAAACCGAAGACGGCTGCGAGTATGCCTCTTCCTGACTTGAAATCTATGATTCAGCAACCTTCACCCGTTCCTGCACCGGATTCTGTGCCGATGCCGCCTCGGACGATGATTTAAAGGAGATTTAAAATGTCCGAATTACAAGCTGTACCTAGTGAACCTGAAAAAGCCACCACTCGCGTCACCATCAATAAGGACCAAGCGATGTCCCTAAAGATTGGCCTCGCGATTCGTTTAGAAGTTGCCGGTGAAGTGAAAGAACTTTCTCGGTGCTATAATGACAAAGAAAAATATGATGTGGTTATTGAAGATCCTATCGTTAAGAACATCACTCCGAGTGCTGATGAAAAAGAAGACGCTGAGGAATCCGACGATAAAGAAGAAAGCTTGGCTAAGGTTTCTCTCGATGATCTGAAAAAGCTCATTTCCAAGTCTGAATAACAGAGGATAATTTTTATGTTCGAGAAAGAAAAACAAGATATAATGGATGCAGAAGCACTTGTGTCCGAATTAGAGAAATTGATTGAATCAGAAAAATCTGAGGGCGAAGCTGGAAATGAATCTGACGTGCGCGAACTTGAGGAAGCTCTAGCTCACTTAAATGCGTTTATAGCTGCCGAAAATAAAGAAATAGTCGTAGAAAAGCCATCCGAAATGGTGGATATTTCCGACCAAAAGAATGTTGTCGATACAAGTGTTCTTACCGGTCCTATCGGTGGGCTAAAGAACTTTCTGATTAAAAAGCAACGCAGTAATGAAGCAAAATAAATTTTTCCTGGAGGGGAGAGATGTTACAGATAACTTGGTACAAGAAACTCAGGCAACTAAACCCACGCTTGAGAGTTTGTCAGTTTGAATCATCGGCGCATTTGCCTGGAATTTACTATATCCATGATCGGGATGGCATTGTGGATGTTTGTGCTACAGACATAGGAGATGTTCCTGCACTCCCATTGTTTAATAGAAATGGTGTATTAAACAAAAGCGGGTATCGACGGGTGATCTTCGCCTTGCTACATTTAAAGCTAACAACGCCTCAAAAAGTGAAGCGATTATTCCCTGGCTTTTTTGAAAGTCATTATCCTGGGCCGTCAAGGGTACAGACCGTTTCGACTCACCAACGATGGTCCGAGATGATGAAGGAAGAAAGAAAACGCTTCAATATTCTCGGTGATGCTCGTCAGGTTGACGTTCAAGATAGAATTGTTGATAAGATGAAAGAAATGGAGATGGACAATTTTAATCGGCGTAAAAGTGCCGCTTTATCTGGCGATCAGTTTGTTGAACTTGCAGACGATATCAAAAAGAACAGTACAGACACGGAACGAGAGAATCTCGAACGTGCAAAATTTAATTATGATAAAGCGGTTGGAAAACGTAAAGTCATAATCTAAAAACCAAAGCTCAAAGTTTTCGGAAGAATGAAGACTTGAGAAGTAATTAAAGGAGTCATACAATGAGTGTTACCTTCCCCGCAGTTGTCATTAATTTCATAACCTACACCGCTAAAAGGTGGGGTCATTTTCCAACGATTTCATACTCGAATGGTGCTATAGCTGGATCTGAAGTTGTCACCGTCGATTCGTCTTTAAATATTAACGTCCAGATTCAAACTGGCGTTTCAACAAACGCCCAAATTAAGGCTGCAATAGAAGCTACGGCCCCCACAGTGGATAATCTTGGTGCTAGCGATCTCGTTAGCGTGGTTATTACAGGTGGGCATACTGCCGATACAAATGTCACCGTTAAGAACGCAGCCCTAGCTGGTGGAACAGCTGCTGCAAAAGCTTCTCTAACGATTGGTCATTTAGTTTATGTCGCAAAAACAGCTGGTACTGCTGGAAACAATGTCAGAGTGAAATATACTTCGGGTGGTTCTTTATCTGTGAGCGTTGCCACAGATGATATTACGATTCAACTTAAAAATGACGGATCTTCAACGAACGCTCTTATTGCCGCTGCTGTAGCGGCCTCTGGTCCTGCTGATGCCTTAGTCGATGTAAAGTCGGATGGACTTGCTATGAGCTTTGTTCCTACGGCTGCAATCGCTTTAGCCTTTCTCAACCTTGCCGGTGGAACAGCTGCAGTAGTTGCCTCCCGCGTTCTTCAAGATCTTACTTATACCTCTGTCGCGACAGGAACTTCGAAGAACGGAAAAACAATTACATACACGACAGGTGCTACTCATGGTGCTGAAGTCGTCACAGTTGATGTGAATGGAAACGTTAGTGTCCAGATAGAGAACGGTGTCTCAACGGCGACCGAAATTGAAACGGCTCTGAACCTTGTGGCTGCTTTTACAACGCCCTATGCCGTTAGCGTTTCTGGTACAGGTGGAACGGCTCAAAAAACGGTTAATGCGGCTCCCATGACGGGTGCAGTTGGCCTGAATGATCAAGGATTCTATTCCGATCACTCTATAACTGCTCTTACTTCTTCTTTTGTACAGTTTGCTTATCCATTTATATCGAGAGTTATTACGCTCGCCAATGATGAAACTGCTGGAACAAAAGTTGTTGCTTTCAGTTTTGATGGTGTTAATCTTCATGGAACGCTGGCGTTTGCCCAGGCTATTACTTGGGATGTTACGACTGGCAAAAATATCTGGTTAAAGTATGTGACTGGTGCGCCCGCTTATAGACTAATGGTCAAGGGTGACTAATGTCTGTCCTGGGCAATCTTAATGCCAACGGGGCGACCGAACCTACTCTAGATGAGGTCTTAGCCGATCTAGACAAGTTTACTTTTCTAAGCACCCGGCTTCTTGTCGATGGTAGCCAAGTTACGCAGCCTGTTAGTGGAACTTTTTGGCCGACCACACAACCTATATCGGGGAGTGTGGATGTATCAAATTTTCCGTTAACTTATCCTGTTACTGGTCCTTTAACAGACGCAGAACTTCGGGACTCGGCGGTTCCAGTTTCAGGAACAGTAACTGCTGACCAAGGAACAAGTCCGTGGGTTGTTTCAGGAACGGTGGCAACTGTTCCTGGCAGCATTGGAATAGCTACCGTTTCACGAATTGCTGTTACGAATACGGGAGCTGTTACGTTATCACTCTCTAACGCCGCTAAGACACAGGTAGTTATTTACAACGAGAGTGGGACGCTATTTGTCAAATTTGGTGCCAGCGCGTCACTTACGGATAACACCTATGTTCTGCCCCCAAATTCAACGGTGGAAGTGAACGGATACTACGGACTCATTACAGCCAGAAAAGCTTCTGGTAACTCATTTGTCGATATCACGGAGGTTGGAATCTAATTTATGCCTATTTATTATGGCCCCAGCAATAGCGAAACTAGCTTACTTAATCGGCTCCTTTGGGATACCGATGTTGATTGGAATAAAGGCACTCTTGGCACAGATGTCGAAGTTGTAAATTCGGGATCGTCTGCACAAATTGCGCCCAAAACAACCCTCATGCCTGGCCCTGATATTTATTTGACTTGGCACTTGAATGAAACTTCAGGGACAACGGCGGCGGATAGCTCGCAATTTAATAGACCTGGAACGCTTGTAACATTTGAAGGATATAATCCAGCTCAATGGGTGGCTGGAAAATTAAATAATGCCCTGTCCAATCCAAGTGAGAATGAAAGTAATGATTCCGTGGAGGGAGGTGACATTGCTGGTTTTGAATGGGACGAGCCTTTTAGTATCGAGTGTTGGTTCAATCAATCGCCTGGTTATGATGTAATAATTGCGGGAAATTATAATTCAACTGAGGTGAAAGGGTGGCATTTAGGAATACAAGAAGGATATTTGCGGATGAGTTTAATTGGCGGATCAGAAAATATCATTCAAACTTACTCCACCTCTATAGTAACTACTAATACATATCAACATCTTGTCGTCACTTATGATGGAACAGGATTGGCTGCAGGAATTAAATTTTATTTAGATGGCCTTTTATTGACAAATAGTGTGTATTTGGATGGACTCGCTGAGGTTTCAATGGTTCCGACTGCTAACACCTTTCATGTTGGGGCAATCCCGACTATTGGCGGATGGGTAGGTCAACTCGATGAATTCAATTTATATACCGTCGTTTTAAGTCAAGCAAATGTCGATTTTCGGTATAACGTGGGAGCTGGAACAGAAAGTCCAGTATTTACTCAAGCATTTTATCCAACAACCGCCTACTATGAAACAAATCCTGCGGATTCAAAAATTGCTGGCCAACTTTGGGGTGCCTTTAATTTTACAAGAACAACCCCCGCTGGGACAACGGTAGTTGTAAAAGTAAGAGTTGCAGACGATGCTAACGCCATGGGAAGTTATGGGAGTTCTCTTGCTGCTGGTGCCGACATTAGTCTAAGTGGTCAGTTCATCCAATTCTCTGTTGACTTTACAGGAACTGTAACTGAGAGATCGTTAGTCGATTATATTTCTGCGCTGTATGTCGCAATACCCGTTCATTCTGTTTTACCCTAAAATAAATATCAAGGAGTCTTAAAATGAGTTATATTTTCCCTTCAGTCGTAATTAATTACATCACCTATACAGCAAAACGCTGGGGCCAATCTCCGACGATTGAATATCGTGTAGGAGCTGGAACTATCAATGATCCTTTAATCACAGCTGGTAACGAAGTTGTTACTTTGATTGATGATCCAATGTCTGCTGCTGCAATCACTGTCAAGATCGAAGATGGCGTTAGTACAAATGCTCAGATCGCCGCTGCAATCGCTGCTGCAAAAGATATTTCTGTTGGTAGCCTGTATGCCAAAGATGTCGTGAGCGTCGCCATTACGGCGGGTCATACAGCCGACGTGAATACTGTAGTTAGTGCAACTCCTATGACTGGTGGGAGTGAAAATTTACCCGCTATGCAAGCAGAAGTTGTTCTTAAAGGATTTAAAGATAATGCCACATCTTTACGCGTTAGCGGGCTAGATATAGCCGGTGCATATGTTCAATCATACTCCGGTATATTCTATGATGCGTCTTATTTAGATAACGGTTCATTAGCTACACGGTTTATCACTGGCGGTAACGACGGAATGGATGTTGAAGTCCAGTCCACAAGCGATCTCCTGCTTAGTGCGGTTGCGAACGGTTCCAGCATTAATGGCATTGTTAAAGTCAATTCTTCGACATGTGCTATTTTCAATACTCGGACTACTTCTGATACCTTATCAACAAAACGGCTCATTATTGACCGTGTTGATGTGGCCACCCAAGGTACAGGAAATACATCAGACGTTAACCTCGATGTCAACGCAGGGAATCTTCGGCTGATGGCCGGAAATGTTCTCGGTACGGTTGTTCTTCCGGTGCTGACAGCTACAGAAATCGGTGCTTTGACTCCAGTCGAGGGCATGATTGTTTATAATGTTACAGATCACAAATTAAATATTCGTGTCGCAGCTGCTTGGGAAGAAGTGACTTCTGCCATTTAAAAAGACCCTTAAAACTGGAGGATCACATGAAGAAAGAAAAGGACAGAACTACGATCATGTGGATAATCATAACTGTTCTGCTCCTTCTTGTTGGATACGATGCTTGGGCTTGTAAAGATCGCAACAAGAGGGAGACAATTAGCGGAATGATTACACATGCTTCTGAAACATATTTATTGATTCCGCTAATATTTGGTTTACTCACGGGACATTTCTTTTGGTCCCAACACTTTAGAAACGATAGGAGTCGCAGATGAGCATAACAGGAAATTACATAGTGACAGACCTTAGATCAGAAATTGTAGAACCTTCTCCTACATTTTTCTCTAACGCAAGAATGTTAGACTTGATTAATCTTGCTCAGAACGAATATGTGCGTCGGACTCGCGTTCTTCAGTCATTCGCATTTACTTCAACCATTTTAGGCCAGTCAGATTATCCCATGCCGAGCGATTGGTTAGGCAGCGAGAAGGTATTTTATAATCTTCCAAGTAACGGGATTGATAACTGGCGACCTTTACTGGCGACGAATATCGAAAAGATGGCCCAAGAGTCTCAGAATTTCATGTCGAATAATCCCACGACTTACGGGGTTCCTTCAAAGTGTTATGTTCTCGGCAAAACGCTTTATATTTTTGCAAAACCAAGAACTACTGGACAAAATGATTTATTTTTATACTATGAATCAACCGCTACTCCCTTGGCAACTCTTGCGGATTCTCTTTCTATTGATGATAGTCTTTATCCTGGGGTGAGAGCATATATTCTCTCGAAATTATGGAGACAGGATAATGAAGACGCAAAGGCTGACAGAGAAGAAGCCAAATTCGAAAAAGAAGTCGGCAATGGTTTTAAGTGGAAAAATAAAAGAATTCTTGACGGGAGATGGTCCATTGATATGCCGTCTTTTGTTCCTTATAGCTATAATTCGTACAACTCTGGAGCTGTGAACGGCCAGGTAAATCCCCTCAATCAATAAAATATTTTCAAGGAGAAACACAAATGAAGATCAATGAATCAATCGGCCTCAAAGGTTCCGTCAAAGTTCAACTGTTTGATGAGAATGGAAAAATAAAACAGGAACACGAAGATCACAATCTTATTGTAACAATAGGAAAATCCTATTTGGCAACTTGGCTTGCGGCTGCATCACAGGCTGGGAAATTTATGTCTTATATCGCCCTTGGGGTAGATACAAATGGTCCGACAGCGGGTGATCTTACTCTTGGATCTGAACTCACAGGCGGAAGCAACGCTAGAGTTGTTGGTACTCTCACGCCGAGTACAAATACCTGGAATAATACTGCTACCTTTGCTCCTGGCAATGGAACGGGTGCTGTAACAGAAGCTGGATTATTTTCAGACCTAACAGCTGGTACAATGTTTGCTCGACAAGTATTCGCTGCCTATAATAAAGCAGCTGGGGATACAATGGTTATTAATTGGACTGTTACACTGAGCTAATACGAAAAATTTTAAACGAGGTAAATAATTATGACCGCGAAATGGCCAACTTCTGTAGCAACTGATGCAGACTTATATGTAGCTAAAAATGCGCTAGCTACAACGTTAGCTAGTACGATCACCGATATCGTCACGACAATCCCCCTTACAAATACTACGAACTTTCCTGTAGCAGGTGCTGTCACTATCGGCCAAGAAATTGTATTTTACACCGGTATTTCTGGTAGCGACTTAACTGGTTGTGTCAGAGGTTCGGATGGAACCATAAACGCGGGACATAACAGTGGCGTTCCAGTTTCTGCAACTGTGGTTGCATTTCATCATAACGGACTCATGGCAGAAATCGAAGCCATTGAAACGTACCTTAATTCTTTAGTGCTTGACAATCTTACAGACGTTGTGATTACCACACCGGCTGCTGGTCAGATTCTGTCTTATAACGGTGTTGAATGGATAAATTCACCGGCGGTTAATACAAGTGGAGGATCTGGTATCTCTTTGTTCATGTCAGATGTTGCCAGCGTAGATGGTCAATTTAGCTTAGGTAATTTTCCAGATTTAACCCTTGCGACAGATTCTGTCTCTGTTACATCTGCTACTTCTCCATTAATCATGGAAGGCTACATTACATCAGGACTTGCTCGCACTCAATTAGACTCTGGTCTTTGGAGCATCGATCTTTTCAGGGCAGTAACAGCTGGTGGAGTTACGGGTACTCAAACAATCGAGATTGAATTTTTACGGAGATTTTTAGGAGCTGGAACGGTTACTACGACTGGTGGCCCAGGAGCCGGTCCACGAACGTGTACGGTTACAGGTGGAACACCGTTTATTAATCCTACTGATGGTAACGCTAATATAACTTTAGCGAGCCATGTTGAAACAGCATCAGGAGTGTTTCCGATTACGGCAGTTACATCTACGAGCGTCGTTACAATTCAAGTTCCTGCAAGCTACTCGAATGAAGCAGGTGTCGCGTATCATGTTCAAAGACGACTTTTTAATTTATCGACCGGAGACATAAATGATACAGTGATTACTCAGCAAACAATCGACAGCGTACAGCCCGCGTATACGGGTTTTGCTGTGGCAGATGAACTGTCTGTGCGATTCTTTGCTACAACGTCTACAGGCACTCGGACGGTTGCTTTTACTCACGGTGGCAGCACACAATATTCTCACATCCATACTCCTCTCGTTACTACCCATAATTCTTTAGCAAATTTAGACGGCGGAGTTGCGGGCCAGTATTATCATTTGACAACTGCTCAACACGCCATTGCGACGCAAATTGCATCTGCATCTCTTGCGGGTTATGTTTCAACGGGATCACAGACATTTGCTGGTGCGAAGACGTTTAACAATGATGTAACGCTCGCAGCTGGAAAGAATGTCGTTCTAACCGATGATACGACAAATACCCTCACTTTGGCTCTCCCTGCGGCTGTTACCTCCTACACTCTTACCCTACCCACAACTGCCGGTACTCTGGACTATGTGTTAACCACAGATGGTAACGGGGTAACAACTTGGGCTAAGGCCGCTGCTGGGGCTGATATTGTTCGTGAAAATTACATTGTTGGAACCCCGTCAGGAAACTATTCTGGCTCAACAACCGTGTTCGATCTAGTTAAAAACTTTATTGTCGGCGGTGGTTCTCTTGTTGTCTTACTCGATGGTGTCGTGCAAACAGTCGGTGGTTCTAATGACTATGTGGAAACTGACAGCAATACCGTGACGTTTAACAATGCGCTAGTAGCTGGGCAGAAAGTTGGATTCATGTTCTCGATACCGGTTAGTACGAGTGGTACTAACTTTTTCATGGAAGAGTACGATGTTGGTACGGCCTTAAATAACTATACAGGTTCTACAACTGTGTTTGATCTGAACGGAACCTATACCCAAGCAAATAACTCAATGAGTGTATTTGTTGACGGTGTCCGGCAGAGACTCGGAGCGACCTATGACTATGTAGAAACCAGTGGGACAAGAATAACATTTAACGCAGCCTTAACTGCAGTTCAAAACGTTACATTTTTCTGGTTTAATACTACGACGGGTGTAGACTATGCCTCGAAGTCGCTAGATAATTTATCTGCAACTGCTATTAATACTTCCCTCATCTCCGATACAAATAATACGGACGATTTAGGAAGTTCTCCGAAGAAATGGAAAGATATTTTTTATGCCGGAACGCTAACAGGCGCAGCTGCTACATTATCAGGAACAGTTGATGTCACAGGTCAACTAAAAGGAAAAGGTACGGCGACTAACGATAGTGCTGCATCGGGTTACATTGGAGAATATACTGAATCTGTTATTGGTAATACAAACATGCCGACCACTACAACCTTCGGGGATTTAACATCAATTTCACTAACAGCGGGAGATTGGGATGTTTCATGCGCCGCAGTATTTGTAAAAAATCTGGCTACTTCTTGGGGAGTAAATTATTTGGGAGTAACTGCAACAGCAGGGAATTCCTCTACGGGAGTAGTTTACGGATCTAACATGGTTTTTATGGACGTTCCGGTTGCCAACTTATATGAAGCTCTTAGTTTGTCTTCGATCAGAGTGAGTATTTCGACTACAACTACCTATTACTTAAAAACGTATGGTGTTTACAGTGGTGGCCAAGAAATAGTTTACGGCGCGCGCATTTCAGCAAGGAGAGTAAGATAATATGGCTAAACGAAATATACATTCATCTTTATATGTTCCAACAAAGGGAACTACGACTAATAATAACGCTGCTGCAGGAATGGTTGGAGAATACGTTTCTTCTAGAGATACTAGTGGAGCGTCTGTCATAACAAGCAACACATTCCAAGATATATTGAGCATAACATTGACAGCGGGAGATTGGGATGTTTCAAGTATCCTGGCTTTTAATACTGGAGGTGCCACCGTAACCGCTGAATATTCAGCTATTTCTATTTACACAGGAAATACAACGACAGACCATGTTTTTGGGGACAACACGACTGTGTTTATCCTTCCGTTTACAACGGATGATATATATACGCACTCTATTCCAGCTTACAGACTTTCGCTCGCCTCTACAGCAACAGTTTACTTGAAGGGCAGCGCAGTTTATACTGGAGCTACAGTTAATTTACGTTATTCCAGAATTTCAGCAAGGAGGGTCAGATAAAATGTTTATTATTCAGATTAGTGAAATTGATTCAAGTTGTCACACTCAAGAGTGCGATGCTCTTGTACAGAAACAACGATTTATTGACTCAGGGATTTCTGTCGAGGATATTGCCATAACCGAAAAAGATACTTTTAATCCGCCACAGAATATAGGAGAATAAACTACCATGGCACGAACAAAAATTGATAAAACTTTAGTACCAGATCTTTTTCCTTTTTCTGGAGGAACTCTAACAGGTCCCCTTGCGTTGCCAACAGGTACTTCTTCCGCAGCGAGCGTACAGATGACAGGAGCTGCACGAACTGGATTGTATTTCTACGGCGCGTATCCAACGGAACAAGCCTGGTTCTCATGTCGTAGTGTTGATATTTGGGGTACTAATTCTTCAAACTTTGAGGTACGAGTTCCCCTTGTGGCGAAAGGAACAACAACGAATGATTCTGCTGCCGCAGGTTATATCGGAGAATATATTGAATTAGTCACTAGTACATCGCAGAATTTTCCGACATCGACACAGTACGGCGATTTGAATGGCGGCGCGGCTGATATTTCTTTGACAGCCGGAGATTGGGATGTTACGGTAACTTTTAGAACAAATTTAAATTCATCAACTTGCACAGATGTTTCATGTGGAATTTCTATTACTTCGGGGAATAGCACAACTGGATTGGTTTCTGGAAGCAATTTATTTCTTATGGCTCCGCCAACTTCATCTTATGGAACAAATATGGGATTTGTTTATCGAGTATCGTTAGCCTCTACGACAACTGTTTACTTGAAGTATATGGCAAACTATTCAGCTGGAACTCCACAAGCAAGAGGAAGAATTTCAGCCAGGAGGGTACGCTAATGTTTATTATACAAATTAATGAGGTTGATTCAAGCTGCCATACGCAAGAAATCGACGCGAATATTCAAAAGCAAAGATTTATAGATTCCGGAGTATCTGAAAGCGATATTTCCATCGTCGAGAAAGATACTTTTGAACCACCTTTTGTGATGCCCTCATAAGGAGAATTAAATGTCTCAAAAGACACCAGTTCTCTATGGAAATAGGCTGTATGGTTTGACTGAATATGCAATTAACGAAGATTTTGAAACGTTGACCGCTACTCTCTCGGATTCTACGAGCCTCAGTGACGCTAGGGTTATCGACACACTTACTAAAGCTCTGGCTGATCTTCTAACTTCGGCAGACGCGACGGCTCTTACTGGAACAAAGATACTCACCGACTCTGCAACAATTACTGACTTGGTAGTGAAGTCCTTGACGCGTCACTTTACGGATACTTTACTGATGTCTGAGGCAGACAGTATTCAGTCGATAAAAGTTATTACAGATGCTCTTTCAGTTCTCGATTCTACCATAGCAACGACCGGCACCAAACCGCTGTCTGATTCTTCAACCTTATCGGACCAAATAGCGGCTTCTATCCAGAAGATTCTTGTAGACGCTTTCGTTATTATCGACAGCCAAATTTTAATGACGGGTACAAAGAGCCTTACAGATTTTATTCTCTTGAAAGAATGGATCACAATTACTCTAACAAAAGTGAATCCGTGGACCAAAACTGTTACTTTACCGCCAAATATTCCGACTTACGGAACGATTCTTTACGGCCAGGTCTTATACGGATACACACCGAGCATTGCTTGGGATAAACCACAACCTTCTAAAAAATCTTTTACTAACCGCGATGGGGAGAGTCATCAATAATGAATAAAACAAAGATTACACTTCCAGTTCAAAATTGGGGAACTTTGAAGTCGAAATATAAACCAGAATCAAACTATGTCTCTAATGATGAATTTACAGCCGGTAGCTATAATTTTTTAACGAACATCAGCGGAGCTATCACTAAACGACCCACAGATATTGTTTACAATGCTACCGCTTTGACTAACGCTGGAAAAGACCAATTTGAAGCCATTTTTAATAACGGTACTCATCACCTCTTATTTATGGACGGAGGGGCTTTGAAATATACGACCGGCGATACATTGACGCATACTGCTGCGTCTGGTTATACTGCTGTAGCGAGCATGGAATATTGCATGTTTCAGAACAGAGTCTACTTCGGGAACGGGGTCGATAGTCCTGGTGTTTATGACTTGGCCGCTGCTTACGGAGGAGTCTCCTATACGCCTCCCCAAGTTAAATCTATGGGATGTGCGGCCCCTTCAAGTGCCGTGACCTTTGATGCAGATTCTGGTAGTACAGGTGTTCCTACAGGAGCCTATTACTACAAGGTGACGTTCCTCTATTATGGTTTTGAAGAGTCTAACGGCGGGACAATCAGTGGGCTTCATACCATTTCTAGTGGTCCTAAAATTGTTAATCTTAAAACTATTCCTACAGGTGGTTACGGTGTCACCGCGAGAAATATTTATCGTGCGATCGACGTAAGCGGAACTCCTGGGCCTTTTCTTCTGGTAGGCACGATTGTCGACAATGATCCGACCCATACAACCTTCGCAGATTCTACATCAGCGGGTTCAACGCCTATTCCAACCTTTAATAATATTCCTCCTGTATTTTCTTATATTGGACTCAATCTTTCTCGGTTGTGGGTTGCCGGAGTTTCAGGAACCCCTAGTGAAATTTATTGGTCTATTCCTGGCCAACCAGATGCTTTTGATCCAGATAATAGTCTGCAATGTAACCCTGGCGATCCTATTCAAGGAATTTATGTTTACCAGGGAATCACAGTTGTTCTAAATCGGCACTCTATTGGACAGATCGTTGGAACGACAGATGACTCATTCCAGTATCAGCAAGTCCCTGGAAGTGTGGGATGTGTTGATAATCGTTCTATTCAGATTCGTACTTTGGATGGCGTTCCTACTTTGATGTGGCTTTCTGACCGTGGTATCTATGGATTCAACGGCAGCAGCGTATTTTATATGTCCGATCCTATTGAAGATGAAGTCAGTTTAAATATTCAGCAAGTTAATTTTGTTACCGGTAGTCGAGCCATTAGTACCCTAGCAGACTGGCAAGCAGGAACCAGTTCACCTGGGATTGATCTTCTGAGCAACCCTGGTCAAGTGACTACGATTGATCCTACAGAGATTTTTCAGTCACAAGCAGATTGGGAAAATGTCCTGGGGAGTCGGGTTAATATTGCAACTTTAGACGGGTCGAACAGTATAAAAGTACCGACGCAATTTACTCCTACGCTTGCTCAAGGAACACTTGGGGGAAGCGCGTATCAGGACGGAACGAATTTAAAACTTCCTGTCACGCCAAATTTTACTGGAGAACAGATACCTGTTCCTCCTTACCCTCCTCTTACTCGTCAATATGTTTTAACCCCCGCCAGTCTCTCGAAGTTCGCATGGCCAATTATTCCCACGCGCTCTGGAACTTTAGACTCGCTCACGTTCGACGGAAATATTCGTGGATCCGCAGGAATTTTTACTTTTCCACACACTTTTAAAATATGGACCGACGCTTTGGGTCAACCAGGAACTGCTATATATACATCTGCCATTGCTACAGGAGGTAGCTTATATACGGATGCCACTACTTCTCGAACTACATCTTTAACTGCTGGTGTCAAATATTGGATCGGAGTTGAACTAGTTCCTCCTGCTGCAAATATCTGGATTGATAGCATGATCGAACTCGGTTCGAACCTTAGTGGTGGAATTCCAAAAGCTTTCAATAATATTACTCAAACGTGGACAGAAGCGGTATTTACAACCTCCACAGCAGGAAACGTCGCTGTTAATTATCTTGGATATACTTTTACTTCAACTCCGATTCCTTCTAGTGGATCATGGACCTCTCCATATTATGATTCAAAATGTTCTAGTGTTGATACAGGAATGTCTATAACTTTATCTGGTGCCTATCCAACGAATTGTTCAGGAAGTATTACAGTTTACGGAAGTAATGATAAACTGAATTGGTTGACAACTCAAGTAATTTCAAATCCAAACGGGCTGAACAGCTTAACCCTATCTGGAAATTGTTACTGGAAACTTATTATAAACTTGGCTACATCAGACGATCGAGCAACCCCAACTATGGGAACTCCTGTTTTAAAATTTAATACAGTTGGTACTTGGATCTCTCCTGTTATTGAAACAACTCTAGATGGAACAAGTTTTATTTCGATGCCCGTCATCAACAGTATTCCATCTGGTACGACTGTTGTTTATACTATTGCAACTTCAGCAAATAGTGCTGGTCCCTGGACCGGTACTGGAAATGCTGACGGACAGTTCGGACCTCTTGGGTCAGCTGTTATACGGAGATATGCCAAATTAAAAGCTGTCTTAACTACGACTACCGATAACGCGTCTACGCCTTCTACTTCTTCTATGGAACTGAACTGGAATTTATCGTCAACTTATGTTTCATCGGCCATCGATATTGGTCAAGTTCCGTCAGGGTGGGGGCTATTTCAGGCAACATCTACCTTAGATGGTGGTACTCTAGTTTTCTCGATGAAAAGTGCAGCTTCTTCAGGTGGGCTAGCAGCAGCAATGTACTACACAGTTTCTAACGGAGCATTTCCCAATAGTTTAATTCTTCCCTTACAATTTACGCAAGTACGAATAGTTTTAACTGCGACTCCTGGTAATCTTCCAACTGTAGATAGCTTCACATTAAACTGGTTTACTGGTGGAAATGTAGCCCCGATTAGAGTTGCAAGCATATTCGTCCAGAAGACCTATTTTTTAGCGGCAGCTGAAATTAGACAGCCACAGAACAATATCGTGATCGTGTATGACCAGGAAGGCCTGTGGAGGCTATTCCGTGATATAAACGTGAACAGTCTCTCTCTTTTCTTTAATCAACCCTTTTACTGCGATGCCGTGAGGAAATATATCTATCAATGGCTCACGCCTCCAACGGGTTCATCTGCGGCAATTACAATGGATGTACGAACAAAAGCTTTTGACTTAGGCCTCTTGGATAATCTGAAGAGTGCAAGGAGTTGTAGAGTCGTCGGTATAAATACCGGCACAACAATTCACGCCTATTATTCTGTAGATCGTGGAACAACGTGGATCGAGATGTTAAATGTAAACGGCACAACTGGCTATGTTACAACGACTGACGGTAATAAGTTCTCGTCATATTTTGTCCCCGATTATTCGGCTAATAGCGTTGTCAGTGGTACGACAATTATGTTTAGAGTTACCAGTGTAGATGCATTTCCATGTGAGATTCTTCAGATCGAACCGACGCTTTATGTTCGACAAGGCCGCTACACAGGGGAGCCAGTTTAAATGTTATCACAATCTTCTCCCGTCGTTCCTCCTACCCCGACAGACGGTAACTTAACTGGTTTTTCGCAGGTTATCCAAAATAGTTTCAAAACATTATTTCAGGCGGGACATATTCACAGAGTTCTAGTAGTTGCCCCTAAACCTAATGATGGAGAAGTGGGTAGCATTTATTTATTCGATGATGGCACAAGCATTTATCTTTATATCAAGACTAATAGAGGTTGGGCGAAGAGTTCAACTTTGACATTAATTTAAGGAGTAACACTATGAGTATTACAGCTGCAGCTGGTGGAGTTTTAAAAGGGCTTCTGACTGAAGGTGGAGTTTCTGCTCCTGACCTTACAGCATTATTTCAAACGATAGATAGTGCGGGTGCAAATCAACGCGACCTCATCAATGCTCTCCCCGCTGAATTACAGAAGCAGTATGCGGAATATAAAACGTCTAATACTGCGGCGATAGGAGCTTTACAGACAGGTACAGCAGCACTCGGAGAGAAATTAAAGGCTGAAACAGCGGCTCTTTATGGTCCAAATGCACCTGCCGTTCAAGCAGCGATGGATGCGTCCAAAACCGCAATATACGCAGAACTTCCAGGGCAACAAGCAGCGATTCGTCAGGCTTTGGCTGCTACAGGTGGATTCGATAGAGGTACAGCAGGTAAACAGTTAGCAGCTCCTGTCCTACAGGCGGGGCAGCAATATGGGCAACAGGTGGCAAATATTACAGCGCAGCAGCTTCAGCAAAAACAAAAAGCTGAACAAAATGCTATTACCACTATAAATTCGATGGATGAAAATACTTTGCGGGCTGTATTTGGGATGAACAAAGAACAGGCTCTTATGATTATGAATAGCAACCGCCAGGACTTGAAAGACCAGATGACAGACTTAGTTACCCAATCAACCCAACAAACACAACAAAAACTTGGTGTCCAGGGTATGCAAATTCAAAATCAATATCAAGCCGATGTCGCAAAGAAGGCTCAAAAAGATGCAATGACTGGTGCATGGATCGATCTTGGGGCTGAAGCTATTGATGGTGGAATTAGCGCAGCTGGCGGATGGAAAGGAATTTCACAAGGGTTGAGTGGTCAACCTGCCGGATATAATCCAAATATTAGTTACGATCAAGTGATGAATCCTAATTTGTACTCAAAATAAAGGAGAATGACAATGGCACCTGAAATAGATTTACGGTCACAATTAATCGGACGCGGATTAGACCCAAATGACCCTGCAAATACATATGTTGATTTTGCGACAAAACTTGCCAAGAATCAACAAGAACAAAGGCAAATGGAGCAGAATCTTGCTCGCGCTGGAGAACTGACGGCTCAATCTAAGATTGAAACTAGACAAAAAACTGCTGCTGAAGCTGCTGGATATAATCCTGAGCTTATTGGCACGATGTCAAAAGATCAAGCACTAGAATCTGTGAAGGTTGCCCTAAAAATTAAAAAGGTTAAGGTAGACGAGGACGTTCTTGATGAATGGTATAAACAACTACCAGCACTCGTTAAAAG